TTTTGTGCCCTCCAAAGGTACAACAGTGTTTCCAAACTATTCAACAATTTATATATCCCAAGATAGGCCATCTAAGATTGGCCAGAATTTGCGAATACCCAACAGGATCAACAACAACCGAAACAGCTACAATCCGCCCCTCAGGGCCCATGGCCTCCCAAGCCTAACCCGGCGATGGCCACCAGGGAGTTTGACCCGCTAAACGCGGCTTGCTACCCAATTGGAGCTAAGAATTCCGTCGAACAACTCCAGGATACTATCATCACCTCCACCCTTGAAGATTTCTCCAACCGAGTTGTCATCGCCGACTTCGCTGTTGACTGGCCCCTCCAGAAGTGGTTCGCCCAAACAACTGGTTGCCACCTACTGGAGAATGGCGGCACCGCCCACCTGGCAGCCATCGCCTCTGGCGTCACCAAGATCCAGGCCAACCCCGATCCTAACCCAATAAATTCTCACCCTATGCCCCACGCCCTGTCACAATGGCTCGAACAGCGCGAGTTCGCAAAGATGAGAAAACGGGCCGACTGCTTTGAGGTAGGCCCCAGCCCTAAAGACCTCCCTGAACATCCATGGTCCACCCTCCTGGACGGTCGCACCCAGATCAGATTCATTGAGGCAAGCAGGAAAGAGCACACGGCCCGCCAGAACGCGGCTCCTCTCCTGCACGGCCAAGGAGCCCAGCATGACTACACCCCCTGCCAGACCCTTTTTGGGAACATGGTAGGACACGACATCACCTACGCCGATGTCTATGCCATGTTTGACGCCCATGCCGCTACATCAGGGAAATTCAGCCTCATGCTCCCAACGGAGGTCTATCTGGGCGTCGACTACGTCGACACCAAGAACAACACCACTTACACCTTCAACCACAACGCTGACCGCGTCTCTGTCAGCCTGGGTGATCTCTCCTTCTGTTACACCCACAGGATTAGCACCCTCAAACAGTGGTTGTGCCAGCCCAGCTATGATGGCCCCAACTTCAGCCTGGCCTTCGAGATCGTCCGCTCAGCGGGCCACGTGATCGTCGTCAAGGTCACCCGCGTCACCCGGAAGACAATTGTGGCCCGCCGCCTCGATTTTAACAACAACAACATGATCCGGATCTTCGACGTGGCCGCCCTCCTCCCGTTCATAGCCAAGTGGGGCGACACGATTCTCGGCAAATTCATCACGCCGAAGCTCCTCACTGATCTTCTGGAGAAGGTGCGGTGCTACTGGATCCCGGCCACAATCTGGAACAAGGCCTGCGCCTTTGGAGACGCCAGAGAGGATAAGAACATGACGCGCCAGGGCATGCAATCCTACCTCACCTCTCTCTGTTACCAGATCACCATCTCCGGTAATATCATCCAGGAAGGCTTCAGCATGTCCCCTGAGTGCCACTGGGCTGTCTCCATGTCCCTCATGATCGGCTGCCTTATCAGGAGGTTCCAGGCCACTAAAGCCCTCTCATTCCTCATAACTGAAATCCAGAACAACAAGGGCAGCATCTGGAATAAGATAGTCAACACCTTCAGTCTCGCCTGGGCCACCCTCATGCGCCGCAGCCCGACTGACTACCTCAACCCCTACTCCTTCGAGAACATGAATGCCCTCACAGGAATGAGCCGCCGGCACTACACCTTGATGAGGTTGATGAATGCCATGCCTCACCAGGTCGAGGAGGTGTTCAACAGCACAGTGGATCATGGGTTGGCCACCATCCACAACTTGCCAACCAACGCCATCCGCTATCTCCTCGATCCGGACCAGGATGGCTATTGCTACCATCATTGTTTTACCGCGGTCACTGGGCTCATCTGCACCTTGCCGCCCTACCCCTCGCCCGCGGCCATCCTGGCGTATGAGCAGGCCCACAACTTCCCGACGCCGAGCCCGATTCAGTGCGTCAACGGGCACGCCACAGTCACCGTAAATTCGGCTGACGTCTGTGAACATGGCGTCGCCCGGCTCGCCATGCCCAGCGCCAACCAGGCCCCTCTCGTCCGGCTGGTTGAGGACTTTCAGGCCAACCTGAAGCACCTGCGCACTGGGCCCGCAGGCGGCCGCAATTATCACAAGACCAAGGAGATCCTCGGCATTCTGGACACCGGATTCAGCCCCATCCACAACTTGTGTGCCCTGCCCCTGAACGACCTTTCGGCCTGGCACGGAATCCCGGTGATCCACCACGTGCACTCGGAATCCAATGACCTCCCTTCAACCCGGCTGTTGGTCCTGCCCAAGTCGCATGGTGTGATCTTCGACACCAACCTTCTCTGCGGCAAGTGCATGCCCGCCGAGCGGAGGCCGGTCATAGCAGATTTCGGCGCGAACGGAGTGGATCCCCACCAACACTTCGTGCAGCTCATGAACCTCCTGGGCCACACCCCAAAGGGCTGTTACAAGATTCAGGATTTCTTCCAGGCCGTCAACGCTCACAAACAACTCAGTGAGCTAGTCCAGAAGCTCGTGGTCTTCGCCCTCGAGAACGGTTCCCCTTACGAGCGTTTCGTTTTCTGGGGCGTGCCACTCCCGGCTGGCTACTACAGAGGTTCGAGCTTCACTACCTGGCGCGACATGCAGGAGAAGCTCACTTTCGGCCGCGCGCGCCCGCTGATCGCGTTGCTCTGGGCCCGCCGTTTCGGTAACGCCTGGAAGGACAAGGCTAACTATCGCGCGACCGCCAAGCTCGCCCTAAGGCTGATGACCCAGCTCCAAAGGCAGAATGCCGCCCACACCCTTTGCAGTGCCCTGCGCAAGACTCTGGTGCGCCGCAACTTCTACGTCCGGCGGTTCCTCAAGCAGCATGCCGCTTCCCTGCAAGCCGCCCAGAACCGCGCCCAGGCCGCTGTGACGCTCAAGGCCAAGATGCCGCGCATCAGGCAGAA